CCCCACTTCACGGTTTTTACGCATTGAGGAGTAGGAGGAACCGATGCGCCCTGTGTGACAGGGATTTTCCCCAGGGGCTCTACAGGTAGCCCCGGTGCCAGCGGAGGTGGGATTATCACCAAATCCTCCGCGGCCGCACCAGATGAGTCAGGATACTCCTTCTTCTCCTCTGGTGCTGCTGAGCTCGCTCTCTCAGCATGCGTCGCCGCTATCTTCTGCACAAAAGCGGCGAATGGCATCGTCTTCAAGGCCTTAGCCTCGGGCCCATTCGCATGTGGGCTCAGGTCTGGCAGACCTGCGTGCAGGGCAATCTTATGCTTCTCCTGCACGGCGACGCCGCCAATCGCTCCAAGTGCTCCTCCAAGCAACCCTTTTCCAGCAGAAATGATCTGTGAAACGATCGGCAACCCACCAACATCCCTCAACATGTTGGTGGCCAAGGACCCAAGGCCGCTCATCACACCAGCGGCAACATTGGATCCTCCCAAGGTTGCTGAAACACGGCCCTGTGGTTTGGGCCCAAGGGTGTCAACGTTCGACACCATGCCAGCAACAGCAGTCTTGGCTCCTTGTCGCCCAGCCTTCTCGTAGGCGACAGCAATGTGGTCCTCACTTCCGACCACACTCTTCAACTCATGCAGGAACGCATCGCCAGGATAGGGGATAGCCTCGTAATTCACGATGTACTCCACCTCCAAATTCAGTCCCCCTAAGGCACTAGCCTCAGCCTGGCCCCACAACAAAATCTGGGTATCATGCAACCCAGGATCTGTGGGATTCGCACTAAACAGCGGGCACGAATACCCACTGCCAGTTTGCTGCAACGCAAAACTTGGCGTTCCGCTGGTTGGATTCCGCGTTGTCAAAGTCGGCAACATCGACAACGGGAGCCAATTGATCTCAAGCCTTTGCTCTCCAATCTGGGCGAAATCAATCATCAATGTATCTGGTGAGGACTGCAACTCCACCAGAAATCCCTCACTTGCTGTATTGTCCAACAGCGACTCTCCGTATGCGTTGATGTTCGCAAACAAGGTGCCTGACCGCTCGACCAGGACACCTGTGTTCAGGAGTCTGAGACCCATTGACACAACTCGGATCAATCCAAACTGATCTGCAAAGCTCGACCACCGTGGGTGGGGCCCTGCTAGCACATCCATTGTGCCAGTTGACGAGTTGTATGCCGACATTGTCATGATGAACGGCAAACCAAGGTCTCTAGTGAGGTTTGGTGACAAAGCAATCAGCCACCGTGCCCGCTCATCTGCCGGAGCAAACGAGTCTTGAATAATCTCAAGCGTCGTCTTGGTTACGACACTTCCGACCGCAGACGGAAACATACCCATTTCTGGGATGCGCGCATCTCTCACGCCGAAGGGATTAAACACCGAGTTTAGGTAAACATCGGCATTTCTCTGCATATCACCCTCTATCCGCCTGCCAACATCCATCCGACCTCCTGTGCTTTTGGCACGGGAGTTGGCATTGCCCTTAGGCTTGCCCACACTTGCGCGTGCAACCTTAGTTGCAGCGTTGTTCTTCATCCGATTTGGCATTGCTGACTGTTTTATCACACAGTCTCTTGAATCTGTAAAATCAAGTTGCTCAGTTTGTACAAGCTCGTTTACGGGGCCCCATTCCACCGTTTCGAGCAAGGAGAGGCAACCCTTCAAGTGGGGCGAGTGTCTCATCTCACGACAAAACTGAACCAACATCTCATAATTATATTTGTGACACAAAAGGCGGTATAACATCTTCGCCCAATTGATTGGTTCGGCCACTACACGGCCATCCACACACTTGAATCGATGACTACAGAAAGTAAATTCCGCATCCTCGATCCTCTCCACACGTTTGCAAATACGAACCTCCTTGATGGGGTGACCCAAGCGTTTATAATATTCATACGCTGAAGCAACTGGATCATCCGTATCGAATGTATCCTCGTTGCAGTCATCACCCATCGTAATAACAAAAGTATCATCATGCTCACTATGCTGCGCAAGCACAGCGCGAATCCGCGAGTTCCCAGACGAGGTTGTATACCTCCCGGACAACTGCTTCGCGCGTGCTAACTGCGCCCAGAACTGTCCACTACTCAAAACATGAATGGGTAGGAGTGCGCAGAGCGTGCGGTTGATTACCGCCCTATTGTACAACTGCTCGGCGGGGTCCTCGGATTCCCAAGTCCCTCTCTGCCGAAGCATAAGCTCTGCGTCGAAAAGTGCCTCCCACTCCTTCACTGAGTAGTCCCAAGCTGTCACGTCCGTACTCATAATATCATGTGCAAGCATACGACGTGCAACTTCCTTATATATAACTGTAAGGTTACCATCGTCCAGGCCCATTCCAGGCTTAGACGGTATATTGTACCAGTGCTGAATTTCCTTCGCACTGTTATGTTTACATAAAAATCTCTCAATAATGTAATCCAAAATTGACACCGAACAAATTAAACGTAAGCGTTTCTGTGCTATTTTCTGTTGGTTATGCGGTTCATTCTTAATG